CAAAAATAGATTACGCATTGAAAGTATGAATGAGTTTATAGAAGTTACTTCGATATATGACGGCAAGAAGGCATTGATTCGTGCCGCGTGCATAGAGGCAGTCATTGACGATGCCGCAGTCTGTGATGACTTTGCAGGTCGTCGATGTGTCCCCAAGCCTGATTGCAGAACCATCAAGTTCTCTGGTACGGTCTTCGAGGCCATGGAGAGTTTGGACGAGATAAGCAACATGATATACCAAGCAGAACTATAAGATGAAAACAGGAAATGAAATGACCCACGAAGAGTTCAAGGACTTTCTGAAGTCTTATGAAAACCTCTTCAAGCACCAAACAGAAGCATTGTCGCGCTTTGAGCGAGACGAAAACTTGCTCACGATTCCATTCTGCATCAGCTATGAGCAGTTGTTGGAAGACAGGCTGCGTTATTGCCGGACGTGCAGTGAATACTACCGTGCCATGGTCGAGAAGAGTTTCTGGTTTATGAAGCGGTTGGTACTGCGTCGTGCGTTGGAGTTTGAGGGCATCCATTATCAGACATTGGGTAGGCTCATGCAGGTAAGGTTATACAGGAAGTTGCGTTATGGCGAAGGCAAGGGGTACACAGACTAATGTGGAGCAGCATGTATGCCGTGAGTGCGCTAATGTCACCATTGAGACGAAGTTTAACACCTTATCGTTGAAAGGTGAGCCGACACTTGGCAGATGTCCGTACTATACAGATGGAAGATATTGCGTATTGCTATCACAGAAAAGTTGCGAACATTTCAAAACAAGATAAAAGTATGAATTTGAACGAAAAGAAGATTTTGTTTGCCGACTTAGACGGCACGTTGATCACCACGGCGAGCGGTAAGACGTTTGCCGAGGATTGTACGGATTTTCGTCTGAAGAAAGATGTTCTTGACAAGATCAGAGACATCAAGAGTATTGAAGCCATTGCCATTGTGAGTAATCAGGGTGGCATACCAAAGCATTACTCAATGTCAGATTTCCTGGTAAAGATTGGGGCGATAAGTCATTTTATTCAGAGATATTGCCATAAGGTTGTGACTTTTGAGTTTTGCACATCGGAAGATTCTTTATCTAAGCGTAAGCCCAACACAGGTATGCTTGAAGATGCCTTAAAATACCGTCCGTTAGATGGCTTTTTCAATAGTGTTGAGAAGTCTGAAATGCTGATGATTGGCGATGCAAGCGGTAAGCCCGGGCAGTTCTCTGACTCAGACAAGAAATGTGCCGAGAACTTTGGCATTGACTACCTCGATGTAGAGGATTTCCTTGCTATTTCTTGCTAATTCTTTCAAGAGTTGCAAGAATTGAAAAGAACTGAAAAGAAACTTTATTCACAAAAACTTTTATATATATGAAGTACAGAAAGAAACCAGTCATTATTGACGCAATTCAAGTGAGTGCAAGTAATTTCGACCGCATCTGTGATTTCATGGGATGCACGCCGGAGCAGTATCTTAACCCCATGGCCGACATAGACGAGTTCGGTGACAGCCGTGATCCCTATCTTGGTGTCTATATTGAAACATTGGAAGGCAAAATGCTTGCCAACATAGGCGACATGATCATCAAGGGTGTCAACGGCGAGTTCTATCCTTGCAAGCCTGACATCTTTGCCAAGACTTACGAGAAAGTAGAAGAGTAAATTATTTCACATAAAACTTTTAGAATTATGGATTTTGGAAAAGCAATTATCGCTCTGAAACAGGGCAGAGCCATCCAGAGAAAAGGATGGAATGGCAAGGGGCTGTTTGTTGTCAAACAGATTCCTGCAAGTATTAACGCTGACATCATCCCGAAGATGCAGTCACTCCCGCAGTCCGCGAAAGACATTCTGATGTCACGCGAGAACCCGCACATTGACTACACCAATCAGATGCTCATTGTGAATCCCGATGGACGGGCAGACTCCTGGGTTCCGTCTTCATCGGATATTTTCGCAGAAGACTGGTGCATCATCGGCGAGGAAGAAACTTTCCTTACCCGTCTGAAGGCAGAAGCGGCAGAACTGTACTTTCGGCATGAGAAACTTGGTGAGTTTATCGGCTCGGAAAAGTTCGCCGCTGTTTCAGATGTTCAGCAGTCTCTCTTGAAGAAACAATACGATGCCATGACCGAGTATGGAAAGATACTCGACGAGCGCATTGTTGACCTCGAAAAAGCGTAGAAACCACATTGTTTTACTAAACACATTGTGAATTATGAAAAAATTTATCTTTATGAGTTTGCTGACGCTGGTATGCGTTGCACTCACGGGGTGTTCCTCCTGTCATTCCGACAAAGCAAAGCAGGAAACGAAAGACGTTGTGTATCACGATTACGACGGCGTGGTGCAGGACTTTACCGCAGGTGTGAGCCAGATTCAGGCGTTGCACAGGCAGAAGATGTACGGGCTGCTACAAGATCTGAATGCTAAGGGGTATGACACTCCCTTCGGCTATCTGTGGCGCAACAGCCGTGTTGTCTTCAACGACACCGTGACCTCCGCGAACATCGACGAGGTAAAGGTGGTAGCGGTGAACGACGTGTTCTACTACTGGATTGAAAACGGCGACCGCCGTGGGCCTTGGGTGCAATACATCAACGACCATGTAGCACTTGGTTCGCAGGTTCCTGAGCCTATCAACGACATCTGGATTGAGGACGATAACCTAAGCGAAACTCCGATAAAACTGACTGCCGAGGATGCGCTGCAACGTCTGAAGGAGGTGAATTGTCCTATTCCTCCAGCCAAGAGTATGACGCTTCGACTGCCGATTGGTCCTTGTGCCTGCAATGCGCAGTGGGTTATTGGCGACGTGTATGACGTGCTGTTCATTGATGCCGTCACAGGCGATGTCAGCAATTGGAATCCCGCATTTAATCCGCAGAAAGACGCAAAGGGCGGTGATTTCGGTAAACCTCTTGGCGAATGGCCTTAAAAGCCATTAACTCAATTCCGTTTTATTCATTAAAAAGCAGATTACAATTATGGGAAAGATACAAGTAGGGCAGAAAAGCCCAAAGACCATTGACATGGGTGGTTTCACCGTGTTACCGAATGACGTTTCCGGTGGTGCTCCGGCAAAGCCTCAGCCTACCGAGAACAAGAACGGCGTGACAGCAGAGGAAAAGGCAAAGCAGATTGAAGAGATCATGCAGTTGCCGCAGGAGCAGATTGTTCCTGAACTGCGTAAGCGTGGTTTCAACGAGATTGCCGATGTTACCGAGGCTCAGATGAAACAAGAGAAGGAGAAAGCCGAGAAACAGGCAGAATCCCGTGCAAAGCGTCTTGCTGAAATCAAGGCCATGGACGAAGCCGAGCAACTTCCGTTGCTACTCGAAGAGGGCTTTAACGAAGAGGCAAAAGAACTTTCCGAGAAACTTGCAGGTCTCAATGGCGAAACCGCCGACAACGCTGACACCAACGACGAAGGTCAGGGTGAAGGTGATAGCGACCAGGGCGACGATGCCGATAACCAGGTCCAGCAAGAAACGGGTGAAACTCCTTCCGCTGAAACTTCTGGCGACGGCGAAACTGCCAAGAAAGAGAACAAAGAAAAGTCTGCGCCAAAACGTGGTAGCGGAAAAAGTAAGTAAAACGCAATTCGTGTTCGAGTATGAGCAAATTAAAGAAGCTTAGAAATAAGTTTGCCGCGTTCGCAAGCCAGTTGACTCCTGATGAATGTCGGGAGCGGCTGGTTCTTGCGTACCTTCAGATGGAGAAGTGTTTGCAGGTATTGCGCGGCGATGACGTAGAACCCGTTGCCATGATGGATAACGGCGAAAGTTCTGACTTGGAACTTTTCTACAGGTGCAAGAAAGTCCGTGAGGAACTGGACTATCTCAATCAGGCAGAAAAGAAGTCCAAAGGTAAGAGCATCACCATTGGTGTTGACGTTGACTGTTCAGATGCAATCAAACACTTCAAAGAGCTCAAGAAAGAGTTTGAGAATTTGCAGATTGGAGCGAAGAATGACATCAAGAACAACATCAAGCCTCGTCAAGAGGTGTATGTGATGAAAGTTGACTTGGAGAAATACTTTGAGCCAATTCAGTTTGACACCGCTGAAAGCCTGTCAATGCTTGCATTCCACAAACTTATGCTTGATTACTTTTCGCTGATTGATTCCAGACCAAAAGATTTTTACCTCCTAAAACGCGAGAGCCATGAGTGAGAAAAATGCGAAAGTAGTTTCGATGGCATCGAAAGAGACGAAAGAAGATGCCGTAGTAGGTATTCCTTCTGGGCGACCCGCAAGGATGGGAAACTTCCGTCTTTGGAAGACTCTCACGGTTGTTGGTAAGGGCAAGGCCAAGACCAACGTGGAGTGCATCAATGTGAGCGATCTTGACGGCACATGGCTTGTGCGTATTCCCCAGACCTACGAAATGTTTGGCATGTTGACCGTTGCTTACCAATGGTCGCAGAGCGAGGACATGGAAGAGCGCAGACGTGGCAATGGATTTATCCGTACCGCCATATCAAACATGTTCTATGTGTCGAGTGTGTGCAATGGTTTCTTCCATCACGGCATAGAAATGGTTGCGGCAGCATACGCCAATCCCACTCTGTTGCAGGACACCAAAGAAGGACAGAGTTTCATGGCAGACGCGAAAGACTCCATTGAGCGTTTCCTTGTTTGGCGCAAGGAATACGAAAAGCATGTCAAGGAAAACGAGCCTACCGAGCAAGACCTCCATCAGGAAGATATTGCAGAGGAGGCAATGGAAATCCTCAACGGTGACAGTGAAAAGTAAAAAGGCACCGAAATTGGTGCCTTTAGAACGTTACGGAAAAGTGGTCAAATTCGACCACTTTTTCTTATTGTGGCGAAATCGCCATAATTACTCTTCTGCATCCATGGCCGCCTGAATGATTTTGTGTGAAATGTTCATAATTCTTCCCATTTCCACAGGTCGTACCTCTTTCAGTTTGTTTTCCTTCAGATATTCGTTGTATGCGTAGAGTAGCGGGCATTGGTTGCACTTCAAGGGGAAGACGAAGTTGATTGTGTCTGTTTCGTCTTCAGTACCTTGCTCGTTCTTTGCTTTGATTTCGTTGTACTTTGCGAATAGGTCAGCCCGTTCTTTTGAGCCTACTGGCTGTTGCTTTGCCGATCGCAGAATTTCCTTCATCACCTCTTCCGTGCTTACCAGTTCCACCTCTTCAAGTTGTACGGGTGCTGCCACTCCGTCCTTTACTCTGGAGCGTCTGGAATCAAAGAGTTTCTTGAACTTCGCACTATCCAAGATGTTGCTGCGTATGCTGTTGTTCTGTTGTACCGATAAAGCCGCATTCTCTGGGTACGCGATGGTATAGGCATCGTTTTCAGAGTAGCCGACCGCCATGAGGTCTGCCATGACAAGATATTGTACTGTGACGTTCAATTTCTTCGCTTCTGTCTGTTTTTGCTTAGATAATTCCATAATTTAATGCGATTTTGATAAATTTCTTTGATTTTTCTTGGTTGGTTCAGATATTCTTTATACTTTTGCAGTGCGATGGAGTGGAAGCCTTCGGGAAGTGCCGTCTGTCGCTCCAGCATATCATCATTGATGGTATGCTTTTATTTTTCTACTTTCCTCAATTATGAATATGATTTCTGTGAATTTATGCCATTGCTGTGGATTAGACTTCTCCAATCCGGCAAAACCCCTAACGGCACTTTCCATTTTTCCTATTGGTGTTCCACTGGGAATATGAACAACAGCAACTTCTACATCTGGTTTAGAAGCGCAATGACTTATTGCATGAACAAGGTTGTTGTGACTACCCGTAGTAGCCGATGCAATCTCCATTTTCATACCGTCCCACGAACCTTCTGTGTTCTTGACGTTTTGCAAATCATGGCGTTCACGCTCCAATATGACGCTATGCCCTTGCTCAAAACCTATTTGCTGAACAACTTTCTCACTGTTTCCTGTCTTCTTATCAAAGTTGTGGTCAAGATGAGTTGCTTTAAGTCCACCGTTTTGCGGGTTGTATTCAACATCGGTGTAGTCTGGGTCTTGCTGATACCTTTCGTATTCTTCACGTCGGTCTTGAGTTGAAGATGTTGTTTCTTCGACTTTTGTCTCAGCAGGGAATATAGGAATGACATAGCAACAGCAATGTCCGTGATAAGGTGGGTAGCCATCTATGTCTTCCATTTTATGAAATCCGACCATGCTATCACACGTCTCGCATGGATAACTGCTTCCGCGTAGGACATAATAGCCAGCAGCACCATCATCTTCATGCTCCATTGACAGTTCTTTCATCCAAGCCATCAGAAGAGTGAGTTTTGCCATGTTGGTAACGTTGGTGCTACCATTGTTTGAGATACCGACGGCACCTTTCTGAATACCCTTATTGCGAATGTATGTCGCATTGAAATCTTCGGCATGGTCGAATGTCGCCCTAACCTCTGGCATGGTGTAGATGGAATGCAGGTGAGACTTGACCTTCGTGACGGCAGCAGCCATTGCGACATTCGCATAACGCAATGCCGCTATTGCCGTTTCCCAATCTTTCATTGTTTTGTATAGGTAGCCATCGAGCGTACCTTGCAGGTTGCGGTTTCCGCGTCCGAGTAGTGCAATCCATGCAGCGAGGGCTTCTTTTCTTCCAGACGGAGAGCCGTCTGACACGGTGGCTGTTGAGTAGTCGTAGATAAGATCAAGGATTTCCTCTTCCAGATTATCCATGACTTCCGCTATTTCAGCCATCATCTTCTCGTTATACTGACTGTTGATGGAAAACTTTTGCGGGTCAACATTGTACTTATAGCAGATAGTGACGATTTCCTGTGCTGCGTTAGCCAGGCAATCGTCCACTTTCGCCTCCAGCACCCGGGCATATTCCTCACGTCGCAATATAAACTGCTTTCCAGAAGTGATGTCTTCCTGTGTCGGCAGTCTGTATTGCGACGTATCGAGGGATATTTTGATTGTATTACTCATATTGAACTTCTTTCAAAAGCTGGAACACCGCTTTGCACACTACTTAATGGGTTGCATCCCACTTATCCCACTTTGATTTTGCCTTTCCCGTTGTGGGGTCAATCTCATTGCCATTTTCATCCCAAGACTTTCCAGACTTGTTCTTTCTTCCGCGTGCCGTTGCCACGCTACCTTTCGTGCTTTTCCTTGCCCGTCCTTTCGTCGTGGTTTTATTACCATTTTCGTCGGTAGATGTGGAAGTCGTGGTTTCCTGCGTGTAATCGGCTTCGATTTCTGCAAGAGCCTCAGCCTGTTTGATGGTTATTTCCGACTGCATTTCAAGTTTCTGCTCTGTCAGCAGCAGTTCATGCTCCTGTTCAGCCTTCTTTTCAGCCTGTATGCGCTCCCATTCCTGCGGTGTGGAGTATGGCAATTTTTCGGATGCAGTCTGTTTCGAGAGGAAACCACCAACGACTGCGGTATTGAGGTTTGTGGTCAGTTCAGTAATGTTGAGGTGGATATACGGCTCAATGTAGTGGCGAATGTTGGTGTTGAGGAACGCCAGACGGTTTTCACTCTCTATTCCATATCCCCAAGTGAAAATGTCAATCATCTTGTCAACACAGCCATCGTATTCCTGTGCGTCGGTCATAGCCTTTTCGTAGGCATCGGAATACATGATTTTGAGTGAAACGCCAGGAGTGTCGCCGGACTTCAGTTCTGGTGTCTTCACGGCGAATGACTGTTTGTAGATGTTGTCTTCAAGTTTATCAAGTTCTGCCTTGTAAGCATTGGAGGCATCCTGACGGTTGAGGAAACCGATTTCACCATCCGACGGCAGTACCATGATTTTGGAGGCATAGGACATATCCTTTGTAGTTACTTCCTCGCTGCCTTCCCCCTTGACATACATGATAGGCAGTCCGAAGTCGTGATTGGAGTGTGCGAGGTTCGAGAAAGCAATCTCATAGTTTTCGATTGTCTCTTCCGAGAACGTCCAACACGGCCCGTTTTCGTCACGATGGTATGCTACAGGAATTTCGTCGAAGCCATGCGCCTCCATCCATTCCAGTTTGTAGCCGTCGGTGGAGAAAAGTTTGAAGATAAGTTGCTTTGCTTTCTCCAATAAGTTTTTCGGGTCGCCGTCAGCCACGAAACGATAGTAGTATGTATCATCCCACACGTCGATGTATCGTTTTGTTACGCTTCCATCTCTTCCTGTACGCAGGTCATAGTGCGGGAAAAGTTTGTCGCCGTTAAGGAAAGACAAAACTTTCCATCCGAACTTTCCTTTGTCGAGGAATCCGACAAAAGAACCATCGCCTGTTGCCTTTACGGACTTTGCCAGTTGATACCATGCCACCTCCATGTTTTTGTTCGCCCATCCATTTCTGAAAGCATTGAACACTTCGCAAGTTTCGTCTGTTACGCTCTTGTCTGAAAGTTCAAACTGAATGTCGTTGCCGCATAGATGTGTGAGGTGTTTAACGAGAATGATCTGTTGGAACGAGAAAGCGTAACGTGGAATCTCCTGAATATACCACTTCCCGTCTTCTTCATTCTGTTGCCAAACATCTGGGAACAATTCTTTGTCGTTAATCAGGTGTCCCGCTGGGTCAAGTTCTCGCAAGAAATCTTCCTGCGTAACTATCTTCCTGTGCAGAGTGTCGTGCGTTATTGGAACTTCTGAAACATTGTTCCAGATGTAACCGTGGTCGTAGTGACCATCGGGTAAAACTCGAGTAAAAGGCTTCTTTGTAAGAATGTCTCTTAACTGCGTCTGTGTTTGTGTGAAGTTTTCAGCCATATCTATTTGTATTTATATGTTACCTTCTTGGTGAGAGTTTTCTAACGCTGCGTATCTTTCCTTTTCCTTGTAGCCATTTCGGAATAACCGCCTGTGTATGCTTTATGTCGAAGATTTCCCGCATGAAGAGAGCCTCAAAGAAGTCTGGCGAGTGTCCGACAATAGCCTTATTCTTCATTTGCTCTTTATGGATGAGACACCATCCTCTGTCTTCTTTTGACATATCCTGTTTCACGCACTTTCTTTCAATCTGAAGTATGTCGTAAAGAGTTTTCGTTTCCTTTCCGATTTTGTATTTTCTCCGAAGAAGAGTTGGCTCAATGCTCCATCCCCCTTGCTGTGTTCTTTCGGCAAACTTATACGCGCACTGCGATTTCTTGTTGTCGTATAGGTATTTGTCTTTCGGGTCAACCNNNNAAACGCCCCTTTCAAAACTTGCCCCATGCCATTCAAGTCGTAAGCGAAATTCTGTTCCAAAACTCCCCATTCCTGTAGTTTTGCTTGCAGAAGGCTTACGGTTGTAAACGGGTCACGGCGACAGACATAGACATCTGCTACATGGTGTCCTATCCAGAACCATGTGACGCAGTTATCACCACCGTCACCAGCCACGTCGCACGTTGCCCGTCGCACGTTGTCGCCAACCATCTGTGCGTTCTGGAAGATTTTGTCAAGATGGTGTGCTTGAATCATATCATCGCCCATCTTTATGATATCCCAGTTTCCGTCAAACTCTCTTGCCCGAATCTCTGGCGGTTGGTTCAACAGCGAAGCAATATACCCGGGGTCATTCTTCAGCAGAGCCTTGTTGTCTTTCAAACTTGCTTTGATGAAAGTTACCGACTTCACGAAGAAAGAAGTCTTAGTGTAGCCGTATTGTTCCCAATCGGGGTCCCAGGCATCATCAATGAGGTCTTTACATTGCTCATAAACTTCTTCTGGAGTATCGCCCCAGATGATATTGTCAACAGAATCATCCGGCATATAGCAGTATCGCACTACGCCGTCACGTTCTGGAATGGCAAAGCCCTTACGTTCTGGATGCGTCTTTCCGTCTGAATATACGGTGTCAACCTTTCCAATCCACCAATCCACAAACTTTCTCAACCACGAAAGCGGGTCGGGGTTACAAGTTCCGAGAATGCGCGAGTGTACTCCCACCGTGTTTCGGTTTGAAGTCATAAGGAACTTGAACATTTCAAACGGCATTTGTGGAAGCTCGTCGATACCGATGTACGCAAACTGTTGTCCGCGAAACTTTGTGTCGAAGTCGGACATTGGCATGTCATAGATGGTAAGACCGAGTTTTGCTCCAGTCTTAAAGTTCCACGTCATATCGTCTTTCGACTTGTTGTATCGGCCAAGGTGGTTGAACCATCGCTTACTTTCGTTGATGATATTCTCGAAATCATCTTTGTTTTTACGAAAGATTATCCCATTAAAATGTTTGTTCTTGATGTCGTACATTGGTTCCATCAACATCGTCACGGTGTTGTGGTTGATGGTGTAGCCATCGGTCATATACAGATGGTCTCTGCCTGTCACAGTTATGCAACGGCAGTTCTGTTTCGTCTTTCCTTTCTTGATATAAAGAAGTTTCTTTGTCAGTATATTCCTTTCTGAAGGAGTAATAGGAGTCTTTGCGTTGACGTGTGCCCTTGCCTTAAAATTCGTTCTTGCAAACAATTCTCCATCGTCGGGCGCAACAAACGAAACTTTCCAATACCCAATCTTTGCAGGATCATCGTCAATCTGTGAAACTCTCGCCCAGATTCCGAGTGAGCGGGCTACTTCCGCAATATCTTCAATCAGAAGTTTGTTTGGGAGCGCGAGGTATGGGTGTTTGTGCATGGAACGCCCGTTCTTGAACATGACACCGCGCAGATATTCCCATCGTGCTTGCACCGATGCCGTCTTGTATTCGGGTGGAATCCTTGCGGGCTGTCTTGAACGGCTGGTAGTAATCTTTCTGCGGTTTTCGTCAGTCAGTCCGCGCAGATACCAATTTCCGTCACGTCTGCTTGTTCTGACCTTATATCCCATAGCGCGAAACTTATTACACAGGAAGTAATCGCTTTCAAGAGCGACACCTACTTTGTCGAAATGCCAGAATCCAGTTCCGCTGATATAACCGAGAATGAACGGGTGCAATGGCAGGTCGATAGCCGTTTTTTTCTCGTTCAATTCCACTTCGCCGCAAAGCGGGATTTCCACAAAGTCAGTCTTTCCCCGTCGCAGCGATAGCGGATAAGGTCTGTCAATGGCATAGTTATCCATGATTTCCCTTGCAGTCATTTCGTGAAAGTCCTCACTGCTATTCGTCCTCGCCCAGAACCTATGATTATCCATGCAGGTTAAACTTGTTCCATCGTCGAAGTGGAAGACATAAACCGTGTTTTCCCCTTGTTCAAAGATGTTGCTCACTTTCTGCACACCATTGTACGGCGTACAGATGAGGTCTCCGACTTCAAGATCCCCCATCTTTCTGAATCCAGACGGCGTAGCAACAGGAGTTGCATAAGTGTTTGCTTTGCCACCGCCTCTGTTACCACCAAAGACGATAATGTCAGCCACACAGCTCAGCCCGAACTCCTGTGCGCCTTTTTGAGCGATGAAGAAGTTAGACTCCTTTTTGCTGCTCTCCCTTGCTCTTAGTTGTTCGATGTATCTGTGTGAATAGATGGGTTTTCCATCCATTGTGCGTAGTCCTGTAAAACCGTTCAGTTCGTTCATAAACTTTTACATTTTTGGCACAAAGGTAGGTATGAAACATCGCAACAATGGATTTTTTCTTTGGTAAACAGAAGATTACCAAAATAAAAAGTCTTTACAAATCTTGCTTCCATATAATTTTGCGGAAAAATCATTACAAACAGTGGCGAAAAACGCCATTAAACACAACTTAAACACAAACACGACATGGAGAAAGAAATTCTCATTCAGAACTTGAAGACCAAGGTTGGAGAAGACAACGCGAAGGTCATTAGTGACAAGACATTCGACGGTATCGCCGAAAGTGTTTTACCAATGTTTGCCGACGACTCGAAGATTACCGACGAGACGTGGAAATTGCCCGTAGCCACACTGGTTCAGTTTGCCGGACAGAAACGTTTCGACGAAAAGGCATTCACCGAGAAGTTCAAGGAAGACTATGCCAAGGAGTACGCCACCCAGCATGAGAAAGATGTTGAGGGTCGTATCAACGCGGCAGTAGCCAAGGCATTGGACGAATACAAGAAGGAACACCCTGAGAATGGTGGTGGAACTGGTGGTAACGGTGGTACATCTACCGATGATCTGGACACGAAAGTACAGGATGCAGTGAAGAAGGCACTGGAAGGTCTGACTGGCGCAGAAAGTGAGTTTGGCAAGATGACTGCTACCATGACCAACTTTATGAAGTCACAGATTGAGCGGGAAAAAACCGCAACGCTCAACGGCGTAAAGTCCGAGCTCAAAAAGCATCTTATCGCACTGAAGGCAAACAACGAGGCTTGTATTGACGATGCCTTGGATGATATCGAATACGGCGAAAATCCGACATTCGAGGGTCCCTACGAGAAACGCTACAAGCGTTACTACGCAGATGGCGGCAAGCCTTTCGGTGGCGATGGCACTGGAGGAAACGGTGGTGGCACTGACTTCGTAAAGGAGCGCATTGCCAGATTGAAACAAGAGGCACAGGACAACGCTAACTACGCCACCGAACAAGAGAAGACCTTTGTTTAGTTCTTATGGGAAACCGCAAGACGCGAGCAAGGTTTGAAACGAAACACAAACAATTCAAACACAAAGTAACATGAGACAAGGAACTATCAACAACTACATTAAGTTCAGCAAGAACTTTGGTGGTGTCCGCAAGTGCTACGAGGGCAAGCCGACGATTGCCGTCGGTGGTTTCATGTGTGACCCCACGTTGATGCCCGCCTATCCTAACGTCATGGCAGCCGGAACTCTGGTCTATGCCGACGAACAGGCTCGTACCATCGTTCCTCTCTACACTTTCAAGGTAAAGTCGGTTGAC